AAAGTTGCATCAAATGTTGAAGCATCGCTTCTAGTCCACGTAAACGTTAAATCTTGGTTAGTGTTAGTAAGAGCGACAGTCGCTGAGTCAATGGTAGGTGCGTCTGCACCGGATTCTCCGGTTTGTCCTTGAGATCCTTGGTCTCCTTTATCTCCTTTAGCTCCAACAAGACCAGAAGGTACGTGCGTCATAAACACATTGTCAGCATCGCTAAATGATCCCGAGCTTAGAATGTGAGTAACCGTTAAAGTATAAGAACTACCATCAGTAGCAACCCCAGTAACTTTAAATAATAAGAAATTTTGAGGAGCGTCTTTTTTAAAGATTTTAATTAAATCGTTAGCAGAAACACCATCACTGTTAGCTGTATTAAATGAGCTAAACCAATCAGTAAGAGTAACTGAAGTAGAACTAACAGTATCCGTAAAGACCTCAGTAACATTTGCAAATGTAGCGTTATTTAAACGAAGCTCTCCTGTACCAATACTACCAACAGCCGTACCCGTATCAAAACTAAACTTAAAGGTATCACCTCCAGCATCACCCGCAATACCTAAGGTAGCCGGATCAACAGGAACATAAGAAGAATCAGAGGATTGATATTTAAGTAAATAACCGTTAGCAATTCCTGATTCACTTACATTTTTAAGGGTAACTAAAGGGACTTCAGTTAAACCACTTTCAGTCATTAATTTAGTACTTCGAGTACTATCAAAAGTATTTCCTGCAATAATAATATCGGTTAAAACAATACTAGTATTTGACCCAGAACAAAAGTTTAAACTAGCGGCTAGTTTAGCAGAACAACCATCAGCAATGGCACTAACTGATTTAGGTTCCCAATTTCCTGTTCCTGTTTGATATGCTAAAACATCATTAGCCGCAGGAGTTGTAGTAATACTAACATCTACTACATCTTCAATGTTTAATAAGTTATCAACCGAACGTTCTCCAAAGTTTTCAGAAGGAGAGTTCTTATAGATAACAACCCTAGCCGCCCCAGTCGTATTATCGACATCGTTAAGCTCATGAATAGATAAGTTAATCTGGTCAACAGGAATGTTGCCATCAGAACCCGTAGTTACAATACTGCCTTTACCAGAAAGATCAGTAAAAGTAACCATATCCATTTCAATAGTCCACAGAAGCTCTTGAATTAAAAACATTTCTTGACCCTTTTGGAAGTTAAGGAGATTAGACGTTAACTGTCCACCGGGCTGGTAAGTGACAAAATCTGTGACTGAATGAGTAAGACGTTTAATAGTATACTCTGAACTTGTAGTGGGGGCCGGGAAAATCAATGTAGTAGCAGTACCGCTATAGTTATCTAAAGTACTACCGTCTGGTTTAGTTGTTTTCTGAAGACCAGTAACCTTTGCAACTGAAATATAAGCATAATAAATAGAGTCATCACCTGACTGCTCTGCGATATATACAATGCTATTATCTGCGGTAACCTGAGGTAACCTAAATAAACCCTGACGTTGGTCTACAGGGTACGTACCAAGAATATCAGTTGTTCCATCATTCATTGTAACTGGCTGAAAGAAAACTTCAATCTGCTGAGTTACACTAACGTTTTCTTTAAAAACAGTATTAACTTTAGTTAGATCAATTTTAATACACGTTTCACTTCCGTTNCCGATATCTTTAGTAGCTTCAGTAATTGCTACACCAGAATCGTCTGTATTACCGTTGTTGTAGTTAAAAGAACACTGTCTAAAATTAGTGTTATCAAATGCCATTTCTAATCTCCTTATAAAGACCGATGTGGCCCGAAAGCCACACCGATCCGGAGAACAGTTATCGTACCCAAGAGCTATAGGTAGCGTTAAACCGTCCCTTAATTTCAATATTTGTGATATTCATCGGAGATATATAATCCGACAGAATGCTTATACGTACTTCGTCTCCAAACCCAAAGATTTTAGAGACTGTTTCTCCATCAACAACGTTATTTTCTAAAGGCATTAGATCATTACGAGTTGAAATTTCTTTAGAAGAAAACTCAATAGGCGTAGTAATCCTACCTCTGTTATTGATTTCTACATTATAGTTACCTGTATTGTGGTGCCTTAAGTGCATAGTCCTTAATGATAAAATACCGTCAATAACGTTTTGACCTTCATCTCTATAAAAGATAGGAGACAGTTCTATTTTAGTTAAATAAGTAGTACCAAAGTGTACTTCGTTTGCTGTATCGTATTTTCCTTGAATGGTAACTGTACTACTTGTTTTATCTGTAGTAAATGACTCAATCGTAATGTTCTCTCCGTCTACTACAATAGTATTTAACGTTGGATTATAGTAACCATTAACTGTAAACGTAGTGCTATCGTTTGCTGGAGAATAAGACACAGAATCAAACCCAGTAAAATTATTATCTAACAAAGGAACGGAATAGTCTTTTTCTTGAAACTTTTGTTTTTGAATATGAAAAACATTAGTAGCATTATCCGTAGTTTTAGTTACATAATAAACATTAGAATCATAACTCTTTAAACTTTCTACATTTCTATCAAAAATATATTTATAGAAAGCGTTTTGAATTACTTGTTCTCCTGAATACCTGTTAGTATAACAAAATACATTCTTAGGATTTGTTTTATCGCCAAATAAAAGAGTGTCAAATGAGGGTACTACTCCTGTAGTTTTATAATCTTCGGGTAAATAATCTGGACAGTGGTATGACACCTCTACTGCATTGTTAATGGAAACGGTCTTATCGTTAAAATAGATGTACAACCTCTTCTTATCAAAGAAATAAATCTGTGATCCTAATAGAATGGGTTTTACAAGAGGTGCCGTTGAGTAGAATGACGTAGGGGATACTTCTGCTGTGAAAGGAGAAATAAGATTATCAGATCCAGAGATTGTAAATTGTACGTCAGATCCTGTATTAACAAACAAGTTATTTTCAAATGGAGTCAAGTTAGTTACTTCTGTGTATTTATTGTACGAACAAGTAACATCAATTGGATCTTCGTCAGTAATAGACGAGGCATCTTCTAAGAAGAAATTAGTAATGTTATTTAACGAAGAACTAAATACCTTATCTTCTCCTGCCATCCACATTCTATTTCTAAAGTAACCCAGTGCTTTAATTTCTGATTGTTTGCCCTCTTCAAATAACTTAGGTCCGGGGTTAGTTTCGTCTGTGCCTGTAGTTCTTAAATTCCAATCAACAGTAGAAAAAGCCCAACCACCCACTGAACTCTCGCCAGCCGTAGGAGCAGTAAAACTAAGCCTATGGGGCATACGATTAGGATCGAACATACTAAAGGGATGTGGGGTTCTAACACGCTGCAAGAAAGGTTTAACAGTATCTGACTGCACTCGATAGTATCCCGGCAAAGCATCAGCATATGCGTTTTCTACATAAATAACTTTACCTAACCCATCTGTATGAGCAGTCAAAGCAGGACTACCCGAGTTATTAATAATATCGTTATAATAAAGAAGAGTTTTACCTTCATAAAGAAGACCCATAGCAATAGCCGCTTCACCTACAAGGTTAGTAGGGTAGTTAGGAATACCATCAGGGATTGAACCTAACACCGCTAAATCGATAATATCAGTAGGATCCGTAGGGTGCGGGGGTAACTTAACATTAGAAAAGTCACTGTAAGCCTGACCTAAGTATTGCTTAGTCCTATCAACGTAACGGTTGTCTTCTACAGGAATTTGTTTTACATGTCGTACAAATTGCCAAAGAGAAACATACTCGTCTGTTTCGGCTTCTGATCCCGAAGCTCCAGATCCTTTACTTTTAACTTTACGAGAATGGTTAGCGTCGTATACAATATCACCTTCAGTTACAGTAATACCACTAGAGTTTTCAACTGATGGTAACCACTTTCTTTCTGTTGTATCGTCAATTTGAACAGAAGGAGTCATTCCTTCAGCCCAAGTAGTTGCTGCTGTTAAAGTACCACTACTGTGACTAGATATAGTTGAATTAAGTCTAATTCTGCCTACGCCGTCTGCATCAAAAGTATTCGCGGATGAAACAGAAAAAGGATACCAAATGTTATAATCTTCATCGCTACCAAACTTAGAAGTACTATAGTTAGGTGGACCGGGGTCTGCTGCAATAACAGTTTCTCCGTCATCGTCTTCTGCAAACTGAGCAGTACTTTCTGACCTAATATCAGTAAGTGCTTTCCAAACGCCGTACTGGTTGTAGACCTCTGTACCACCTACGTAAGCTTTGTTAGGGACATACAGTAATGCAGTGCCATCGGGGTCAACAACAGAAGATGTATGGTAAACAATCTCTTGACCTTTGTAGTCTCGTTCTTCACTAAGAGACCCGTCTAAATTAAATTTATACCCTTCTTTGTTAGAACTAAAACCAGCCTTAACAAATTTGTTTACAAAGAAAATGTTAGTTCCAATAGTAACCGCTTCTAGTGCTTCGTCTGCATCGTAAGTATCATTACCGTAGGTAATATAATCGTATATATCCTGCGTAGTATTATTAATATTTGGGGTCTGGTCTTCAACTGTATTATTAACTGTATCAACTAAATAAATATAAAAAAGATTTTCAGCAATACCTGCTGCTGAGTAATCAATAACAACAAGATATCGTAAGTTATCACTTACAGAGAACCAATAAAAGAAAAACTTTTTTTCATTTCCATCACCACTTCTAAACTCAGTAGTAGTAAATAACGTATCGTCGTTAGTAGTAATTAAAGTTCCATTACCACCCGGTGTAGTCATCTGTAACTCAATCTCATTTAAAGTTGAATCATACGTAGCTGCAATTTCAATTTCATTGTTTGTAATTACTTGAGCTAATCCTTCAGAAACTAACGCAGAGGTAGTAAGATCTTCTGTACCAACAGTAGAGTCTTTACTTTCTTTTTTTAACAAAAGAGAAGAGAAGTTAAAAGTTCTTTGGACTCCTGCAACATCTGTTAAAGTAATATTTTTGGTGTCAAAGATTTGATTAAGGTTTTTACCGCCTGAAAAATTAGAAATAAAATCTTTATCAATACTATTAACAAAAGCATCATTAGCTGTTACGGCAGTATTTCCGGCAGACCCAGTAGTTACTTGCGTAATAGTCAAAGTACCAGTAGCATTAACAGGAGTAAGTTTTGCTGAGGTATGTCCGTTTTCTCCAAGAATAGCTAATCTTAATGCTTCTGCATTTAAGGTTGACGTTCCACCGGGTTTAACGTATACACCTTCTTGTGTTCTAGTAAAATTATTAATAGTTTCTGTAAAAGTAGCTGTTCCTTTTGCTATACTAACAACAGTTTCTCCTGCTGCACCACCTTCACACTGTTCAAAAAGTATAGTGCTACCCTGTAAAGTTGCATGAATTTTACCAAATCTATCTTTAGGTAATTCAGATACTGCGGCTACAAATCCATTATCCATAATTAAACGACTAGTTGACCCTACTCCGTTTACAGCTTGGACAAAATTAATACCCCCACCGCCTGCATCACTAGCAGTAATTTTACCATTATGACCAGAAGCTCCGTTAATAGCAGCAGCTAAATTTTGAGCTTGAGTTCTTGTGTTAACATTAGAATTAAAAATTACTTTTGTTCCGCTAAGACCACTACCAATAGCTTTAGCAATATAGGTTATTGTAGTCCCATCAGTGGAAGTTAAAGTAATTTCAGAATCATCAGCTAATGTACCAGAAAATTTCAGACTGTTTGCAGCACTAGCGTTATGTCCGTTAGCACTATAAATAGCTTCTTGTAAATTAGCTACTGTATAAGTAGTACTTAAAATATTTCCTATTTTGCCGTGATCAAATAAAACATTACTTCCGCTTAAATCTCCAGTATTTCCTGTAGTTGTTGATAAGTAAGTTTTAGAAGTACCCCCAGTATCAATTAAAGTAATAAAAGAAGGGTTTACAGGCACTGATATCCATGTAATAGAAGTGGAAGCTTCTGTTTCTAATCCCGTAGTTTTAAATCTATTAGCAATATAAGTTTTAGAAGTAGCATCAGCACTTTTTAAATTAATGGTAGATCCGTTTATGTATTTAGCATTAAATAGAAAAGAAATAGAAGCTGCTGTTAAAGCTGGTGTACCTATTGTAATTCTAGCTAATGCTCCAGCTTCTGTGGGTAAACCCAATGAACCATAATCTTTAAGCACACCGTTCTTGCTACAAAGAAGTTGTTTAGTACCGGCTCGTTTTTCAATAGACTTCTCTAACGTTGGCAAAGCGTTTTCAACAACTTGAGATTCTGAAATTAACCTTTTTGAGGGAGCTTGCCTACCTACTCCACCACTTAATGTAGGAATAGCAATTCTAGTATTAAATCCGTTTCTATTTCTTGTTCGACGGTCATATGGCGGCATGGGCTATCTCCTTAAACATTAGGGAATCTAATGCTTCTAGTATTAATCTGTCGGTTAACAGCATTTACGATAGATCCCTCTGGGCCATTAAAAATATTATATCTTTTCTGTGAATTATCTGAACCCTTAGCTTGTGACTCATAATAAAGAGACAACTGAGCTAAGTAATTATCAACGTTACCATCACCCTGCGACATCATTTGATACTCTCTAGCTGCTTGCATAACAATAGCTTTTTGTACCGATGTATCCATATCTACCCAATCTAATTTTAAGACAAGATAAACATGGTATTCTTCGTCAGTATTCCAAACAGACGTATTATCAGTAAAGTTAAAAAGGTAAGGAGGATTACCATTAATAACTCCTCTAATCTGGTCGTTATCGCTGTTTGTATGTTGAGATGTTAACCAACCACTTAATGTGTTATTTGGTAACTCGATCTCACCATTCGATGTGGGTTTATATTTTCTGTTAACTTGGTTGTTAGCCAAACCACGCATTTGATAATCAATAATTTTTTGATCTAACATAAATTCAGCAATGCTTGTATCAACACCGCTTTGGTTTTCAAGATCACTTACAATGTTTTCTCCTGATGAAATTAACATTTGGTTAACAGCATCTAATCTAGTCATATAACCCATAGTTTTTCCTCCTTAGAAAAAAACACCGCAGCCCCCCTTCGGGGGCCACGGCGATAAATTTTTGCAGGTAACGGCAACTCCTGCTGCCGAGATAGGATCACCTCTTTCAAAAGAGTTTGTAAGACATAAAAATATCCTCCAAAAGATCCTATTTTAATTACGACGTAACAACGTACTCCGCAGTACCACCAAGAGCAGACATAAGCTGCGCCTTAGTAGCGGCAGTAGCACCTGAGGCTCTATCGCCTGCGTAGATGAGCGAAGCACACTCGGGACGAAGAACGCCCGTACCAGCCATCATCGAAGCAACAGTAAAGTTGGTGTTTCGACGGATATCTTCCACCGAATCAACCTTCATGCCCTGAAGTGCTAACGAAGCCACGGACTTAGACTGCCAGATCATACCCTTAACACCCTTCTGGGTGCGAGTAGCGGTAGTCAGAGTCAAGTTACCGTCAGCTTCTAACAAGAAGTCAAGGTTGTAACGAGCTTCACCAATGACCTGCTTGTTGTAAGCAGATCCGGTTGCCCGAGCATCCCACTGAGGGATGTGGTTGCTCTTCATAATACGGCAACTCATGTATTCCAGACTATCCGAAATACCGAACATACCGTCACGAAGACCAGCACCAAGACCACCAGCTTCAGCCACACCGCCGAAGAACGGACGGCCAGCACCACCAGCTAAGTCGCTGGTAGCATCCCGAGCAACACCAAGCGCACGAATATCGTGGAAGGTCTGCGGGGTCACAGCACAGAACACGTTACTAGTGTCAGCGTTGATCTCCTGCAAGTGAATCATAAAGTCTTCAATTGCAGCAAGAACAGCTAAAGCACCGTCAGCGCGTTCAGTATCAGTAGCATCACTGGAATCAAGATATTCTAACTTCTGGCTAAAAGCACTACCAAAGCTAGGGGAATCTTTCATCGTGTTCTGCCAATCGTCAGCACCCGTGTTTAGACGGGGATCAGTTGCAAGAACCGACTCAGACGCAGCACGAACGAGGTAAGATGCGATCTGAAGGTCACGGGCGTTAGCAAGCGTCTGACCAGCCTGACGGGCCAGTTCCTGACGATACTGCCACTGCGTGATCATGAGGTCGATGTTATCGACTTCAAAGTACGAAGCAATAGGACGAGCATCAAGGTTAACCGCGAAGGTCGTGCTTGCGTGATCGTTAGTGTTACCCAGCAGTTCTTCACCAGCAAACCACGCGGGCTTCAGAGCAACGCTTCCCATGATTGGGAATTCCATTGATCGACCGGAAGCAATAGTGCGTGATTCGACAAGAGGTTCAAAGACGCGATACTGATCGTAAGCATACATAACTTCGCCTGACCAAATAGGAAGCCAAAGTTTGTTAGCACCAGCAGCACCACCAGAGGTGGGATCTTTCATCGAAGTACGGAAAGGGTTTGAAGTTAAAGCATCGGTAGATGGAGCAACGTTAGCTGATCCAGCACCACCAAAAGCGGGAGTTCCTGAAATATAAGCCATAATAATTCTCCTTGAGAATTGTGTAATTGTTTAATAATAAAATAAAATTACAGCAATAGTCACGGTTGAATTATCCTTTCGGGTTCAACGTTAGCTTGTCAATCCCACAAACATCATAAACATCTCTGTTTTAATCTATTTGTTTTCTTAACGTGGAAGACTCTGCCAATTAGTCTTCACCATTCGTTCCTCTACAGCACTCCGATACTTTGCATCCTGCATGTATCGAGGGTCTGATCGTGCTTGGGTAAACTCACCGTAGGAAGCAAAGCCTTCTACGACGGGCCTACCCGCTGGATTTGGAACTAGATTTGGCTGAGGAACTGGCTCCTGAGCGCGGGGCGCATTAGCCATAGCCTTATCATACATCGCGGCAATGCCTTGTAGGGTGATATCATAATCAGGTCCAGCAAGCCTTTCATTGAGAACCATTTGCTTCTCTTTAGGAAGGTTATTTGCTGCCCACTCTAGCATTCCTGATAATCGTTCCGGACCACCGACCGTCTGAGCCGCCATGCCGAAAGCTTCTTTCTGTTTAGCTTTCTGAGCAAAGACGAAATCATTAATCATCTGATCATTGAATCCAGTTTTTTGTTTAATAGTTTCTCTAGTTTCTGGAGTAAGGTCACCTGCGCGAACAAGTTCTTTACTCCAAGAACTATAATCTTCATCCGTAACTCCAACAGGTTCAGTTTGTTTTTGAACTGATTCTTCTGGAGTTGGAATTCTAAATTCCTGCTGTTCGTTAGGTTTAACGGGTTCAACAGGAGGAGGGGTTTCTGGCTGGGCTTCCTTATTATGAAACTGTTTTTCAAGTTCAGCATAAGACTTAGCCATTGCATTAATATCAACCGATCCATCTTCTTGACGAAACTTCTCAGGAACGTCGTTGTTTAGGATAGCTTGATTTGCTTGTCCAAGAGCAGCCATCTCTTGGTTATACTCCGGTGACCCCTGTACAGGAGGTGCTGGAGTTTCTGCGGGAGCAGCCTCAACGGGGGCAGCTTCAACATTATTCGTAATTTCTTCAGACATGTGTTCTCCTTAAGCTTGGCCCGGAGCTAATTGCTGACCAATTGCTTGTTGTGCAATACCCGATGCAGCAGCCATTGCCTGTTGCGCCCCTTGCGCCTCAGCTTGCATAGCCATCTGCTGTTGCATTGCAGCTTGTTGTTCAAGTTGTACTTCTTCCTCTGACTTAACCCAGTTAGTAGGATCAAATCCAAGCGAGGAAATTAATGCAGTTGTGTAAGCATCCCATTTAAAGGTTGCTAACGATTGTGGTGGAAGGTTTCTAACCATCTCACCTAATTGAATAAGTTTAGTTAAATCTGTATCGCGTGACAGTGCTTGCAATCCAGTGACAATTTCAACAGAAAGTTTACCATCTTCAGCAAACTCTTCTGCTAACTCAGGATCAATAAGACCCTCGTCAATCATAACAAAGACTGCGCGTTTAACAATAGGAACCATCATCTCTCTAGCAATAGAAGAGAAGGCTCCTCCAAGAATAGTTTCTAATTCTGATCCAATCATTCGGACTGCTGTAGCGGTAACACGATCACCTGAGGGGATAGCACCGGCTGACATTAAAAAGGCTACAGAGACCTCTCGTCTCATAGCTTCAACAGCAGAGGAAATAGAATTAATTTGTGGAGTAAGAGTATCTGACGGGGACAGAGTAAACACATCTTCTCGACGCGCTGAAATGTATGAGCCGTTATCTCGACCAGCTACGTCTTCAACATTAGTTACACCGGCTGGGTTAATACCAATCCAGAACGCACTAGCTGCGGCCATACCTTCAAGCATAGCTTCGGTATACGCTTCTAATGTCTGGATGTCACCAAAGATCTCTTCGCAGTGCGCTCGACCGTAGTTCTCTCCGGGGATTCCAATCCATCGAAGGCAGGCGTAAGGAAGAACCTTATACTTACCCGAGGAAATAAAATCACCTTCTTCGTTTTCACGTAACACATCCCATTCTTTTTCAGCTTCATTATATGTAAGTCTTACATAAACTGTATCGTAACCTTTTCTGTTAGTCGAATCAGTAACACCGTAGTTTTCTAAAGCAGGCATATCAGAACTATTAGCTACAAACTCTAAATGAATAATTTCAATAGGTGAGCCAACGATATCACGGCGAATAACATAATGATCTTGTCGAATTAGACGATAATTAAAATCATCTTCCATAACAAGAATACAATCACCTGTAATAATAAGATGTTGCAAAGCAGCAAAAATAGTTTCTCTAAAATTTTTTCCAACAATCTTAGTATATACCTGCATTGATAAAGACTGTAAGTAAGCTTCGAGTTTAGGTTCTAAATTAATACCAGACTCGGCTTCAAATTGAAAGAAAGGTAAATCATTTAAAGGAATTAAAGCACTAAGCATTCGAGACGCAAGGTTAGTTACTCCACGACTTGGCATAGAACTTGATGGTTGAATTAACGCATCTCGTTCAGTCCAAGTTTCAGGAGGAAGAACCGATGGAATCGTCAATGCAGAACACGCTCTAGCACGGTCAAGTTTACTTGTTCTATCCGTATCTAAAGTCCTGAATCGTTCGTAGATACTTCCTTCTGGTGGAATTACTGACATTAGACTGGCCTCCCCATAGGTGCGCCCCCACCCATAGTTGGGTTAGGTTGATTAGAATCTGATCCTGTCAGACCTCCTCCAGTACCCGGTGGCACAGGAGTTCCTGAGTAGTTTTGCATAGCGTCTAAAAGAGAAGAAGTAAAGTCTAAGTTAATCTGACCGCCTTCTTCTGCCTCNTCTTGTTCTTCGATTTCACCAGCTAAAAGACTTTCCATTGCTTCTTGAATAGACTGCTCCATCATAGCAACTTGAGATTCGTTTTCTCTTTGCGATAAAGCAAAGGCTTCCCGTTCTTGCTGATAAGCCATCATCTGATCATATTGCTGTGCTTGGAATTCCATCTGTTGCATAGCAGCGGCATTTTGTGCAGCAAGAATAGCGGCTGTATCGACAGGTGCTGGGGCTGCTGGCGCACCGCCGTAGTAAGGTCCATATAAAGATCCGTTTAATTTTCCGGGTGGTACAAAGTTAATCATTGTGGCCTACCTCCTTTAAATCCAGAGAACCTCGCTAAAGGGTCTTTTTCTTTTGGTAATAATCTTTGTTTATTTTTATTAAAAGCAGTTCCTAATTTTTTAATAGATTGTCGAAGTGCTTTTTGTTTTTCTCCTGCAATATATTTTTGCTCTTGGCTTGCTTTAAAAGCTTCTTGAGCAGTGCCAAATCCTAAGTTAGCGGCTGAAAGAGTACCAGCCATAGAATCATAAGCAGAACCGTACAATCCTCCATATAAACCAGCAGTCATGTTGGCTAATTCATTATATATTTGCTCTTGGAAAGCACCTTCCATTCCCGGCAAAAATATTGTATTTAATGAGGGGTGATAATTATTATCTTCTCGAAATGTGCTAAACCCAACTAAAGCGTTAAAAGCATCCATTTGGCCTTGTTGATATAAAAATTCTGGCCCACTGCTTAAAAGAGTATTCATTTGTTCTTCACTTATACTTGCACCAGAACCAAACTGGGCTTGCCCATAGTTGTAACCAAGAACGCTATCAAAATTAGACAGATCATATCCCATGACATCAAATCCCTGAGAATCTTGTCCAATAACAGTTAGTTCCGCAGTGCTATAAAAATCTTGCATTCGGTTATAATGCTCAGTAGCTCTAGCTATTCCTTCATTAGCGATTCTATTTTTATAGTATGCTTTTGCTTCATTAAAAGCTTCTGTGCTGGGTGTACCTAAGTAAGCTGTAGGATCTGAAGATTGATACTGGTTTCTACTAACTGTTCGTCCTGTAAGAGGATCTACATATGAAACAGTAGGCCCGGTATCGACACTGCCTACTTCTAGCTGAGAAGCGGCCTCTTGTCTAGCTCTTTTAACTTGATTAAAACGATTAGTTAAATCACCTAAAGTTCTAATTTTTTTAGTTGAAGGTCGTTGTAAAAGGCTTGCTGCTTCTTCAATATTACCAACAATAGAAGTTAATTCTTTTTGTGTAGCTTGAAGGTAGTCATCTTTAATTTCAATTCCACCGAGGGTATTGTAAAAATCACTTGAAATTCCTTGAATAGCTCCAGCAAATTGATTTTGAAATTGAGCCATTACATTGTATTGAAGTTGTGTTGGAGCATTATCTTCTAAATTATCATGAAGATAATTATCCATACCGCCGCCCCACGACCCCTGATTACCTCTGTGAACTGCGTTAAAAACTCTATTAGCTACATCTTCAAGACGGAATTCTACTTGGCCGGTTTCTTGCATGTCCGCTAAATCAAAGTCTCCAAAGTCTGCTGTTGGTCCCGAACCCATTGTTATCTCCTATTCTGTTCTGCGCTAATAGATTTTAATTTAATGATAAGTTCTTGTTGACCTGCTCTATGAGCTAGGTTCAGTTTTAGGTGAGGATCCTTTACGTCCTCTAAGCTTGGGTTCAGCGGAGGGTACAGCTTCTCCAGTTGTTCCACAAGTTTTGGATCTACATAAGGAAATTTCATTTTCTAACTCCTCCACTTTTTTAAGTAAGTGAATAAAAAGACTACGAATTTCCCCTGTTGAAGGGGGTACGCCAGATCCACTTAAACGTAACCGTCTGATTACCTGTTCAATATTGTGCATAGTGTTCTCCTAATTCTCTACCGTATCTACGATCTCACATTGACCGCCGACACAAGCAAAGGTTTGACTAGATTTTGTATTGTCTTCTTTTTCGTACTCGGAAAGTTTATCCCATTTAAGAATAGGCATTTGATCG